ACGGCCATTTGGGCGCCGGTCAGGGTTGCGGTTGTTGCGGTAATTGCAGTGGGAGCGCCTTGAACAATCAGTTGCGCTTCGCTTGTATTGCCTGCGCCAATCTGATACCCACCAGAACCATTAGGGAGAGCCATGATGAAATCCTTTCAAAATAAATGTGTAGAAGGGGGCCGAAGCCCCCATTCAATCAGCCCCAGAGGCGAACGCCCATCTGAGGACGAATCACGCTGTAGCCGTACAGCACGTCAATACGGCAGGGCATACGGTCGTTGTTGATGTCGTACTGACGAACAACGCGCAGGCTGATGCCGTTATGGACAGCGCGAGCAGCCATGTCCACGCCCTGGGGCAGGAGCAGGTCGGCGGTGGCGAAGGTGATTGCATCCTTGTGGTACACCAGGTTCTGAGCGTACTGGCTGGAAGCAGCACCCACGAACACAACGGCCTTACCGTTTTGCGGCAGAACGTCAACGGTAGCCAGAGCGTGGTTGGCCGAGTACATCGGAGCCACAGTGATGTTGCCGGCGCCAGCGCCGCTCAGGGTCACGTCAGCGGCTGCGACGAACTGGAACAGCGAACCAGTGGACTCACGGGTCTGCGGGTTCACAGCGTAGCAGTCAGCCACGGTGAACACGTCGCCGATCTTCACGGTGCCTGCTGCACCAGCGCCGGTGATGGCAATGGTCGTAGCACCTTCAGCAGTCACAGCAGCGGACAAGGTGCCGCCAGTAGCGGTACGCGAGCCAGTGGTGAACTGCTTGATCGACTGAGACATGTTGATCTCGTCAAAGCCCAACACGCCCATGCCCATCATGCCGTTCTTGAACTGCTTGCTGATGGTGTCGGTGGGGTTGAACAGACCCTTCATGCCTTCGACCAAACCAGCGTTAGCAGCCGGGTTGACGGTGGCGTAGCGAGGCGACATCACAGCAGCGTTCTCGTTGAGCTTCTGCTGGGCTTGCAGCAGAACCAGCGAGGTGGCGGGAGTGGTGCCAGGGGTGCCAACGGTGTTGCCGATGTACTTGTAGCTGTTTGCCACGTCAGCGTCAATGCTGGAGGCCAACTGGCTGATACGAGGCTTCAGAACACGCTCTGCGAAGTCGTCCAACTGCATGGTCAGTTCGGCAGACGTGAAGTTCACGCCGATGTGCTTCTGCGAAGACACAGTCAGGGTGGTGAACTGCTCGTTGTCGTCCTGCACTTGCAGGGCGGCGCCGTCGGTGACCAGAGCGCGGTCAGGCAGACGGATACGCAGGGTAGAACCAATCTTGGCACCTTCAACAGCAAAGCTGTCGTCGTACTGACGGTTCACGTTACGGGTGAGCACAAGGTTGTTTTCAAGGATTTCCAAAGCCTTCCTTGTGATCATGTCAATGGTGAGAATACTGTTCGCCATGATGCGAGTCCTTTAAAAAAAGTTAGCGGTTCATTTGTGCTTGCAGCTTCTTCATCTGCCGGGCACGTTCAGCTTCAATCCACTGCGAGTCAGTCATGGTCTTCGTCGAGCGAGGATCAGTCGTGTCGTAGGACGGGCTTCCACTGGTGCGTGCGGTAACAGGCGAAATAGGCGCAGGCGCAGACGTAGTTGGTTTCACAAGAGGATTGGAGCCAAGTTTGGCCTCAATCTTCCCAATCTCTCGGGCCTGCAAAAGAGGTGCCAAGCGGGAAATGCGATCAGCTTCTTTCGGGTTTGTTCCCAGCCAATAAGCTAGGTCCGGCCCCATGTCGGACGCCTTGATTGTCTCGGCCATCACGTCAGTGACTCGAAGCTGCGGGTTGTAGGCGACTTGTTCAAAGTCGTCGTACTTGGCCCGGGCCTCTTCCTCACGGTCGTGGTAAGCGTCGTTAATCTCAGCCTGCTGCCGTTGGAAATCTCGCTGCGCGATCAGTTCTTCAGCCTTTCTGACAGCCAACGCTTCCGCGTAGGCATCAGGGGACTCAAACTGGTCGATAGGCGGGACTTCTCTTGGCGCTTGCGGTTGGGCAAGTTTAGCCTGCTGCTCACGTTCCCATTTGCGCTGCTCTCTGGCAAGGCGCTTGCTGATCATCGCGTCGATCTCGGCCTGGGAAAATTTCTTCTCCTCGGGCGTTTGCTCGGGTTGATTCTCAGCGACTTCCGGCGCGTTTTGTGCAGTGTCCGTGGTGGCCGTCACCTCGGCTGCTGGCGCGGATTCAACTTCCGCTAAGGTTTGTTGGACTTCTTCAGTCATTTCTTGTTCCATTGGAACCCTGGTCTACCGGGCCAGTACAGTTCTCAGATTATGCGCTAAGAAGGCGCTTGTCAATTATTTTCCAGCCCAACCAGTGTTTCCGGTACCGGATTGTTTAACGTACAGTGATGTAAGTACACCACCATCGGTTCGTGAGTACAAAGAACCGACGGGGGCTGTTACAACACCTTCAGGACTTCCAGAGCCGCTTGTCCAAGTAACACTACCGGGCAATGAAATTCCTTTGCCTGCGGTGCCAATAATAAGGTTTCCAGCAGACACCGTGACGTTGTTACTTGTGTCAACATTCATGAACTCAGTGCCGTTGATGAAAATCACCCCGCCGGCTGTTTGAGTATCAATGCTTCCAATGTAGACAGTATTGCCACTGTTGATCCCCAGCATTCGGGTGGTGGCGGCACCTGACGTAACGCCCCGAAAATAAGTGGCGTTTGTGCTTAAGGTTACGTTGCTTGTTGACGTAAGCCCAGCAACAGAAACAGCACGGCCAGCGGTCAAGTTAGCAACGCTGACTTGTCTAGTTGTGCTGCTTTGAACAATTGGCAATACCTCACTACCCGCAAGCGGTGTGGTGGCTGCTGGTAGTGCTGAAATTTTAGCGTCTGCCATGATGCGTCCTTTTAACGATTAAGTGAAATTCTTAGGTAAGAATAGCCACCTGTAATGACCCTAGCAACTGAACACACCTCACGCATTTCTAGCGTATCGGTTGCGTTGCAAAACACGCGGCGTCTGCCTTGGTAGTACGTTCGGGTGCCTCCAGTTCCAGCCCCAGACCATTCCATTTCAAGCCCAGCGTTTTTGTACAGCCTGAAGGTGTTGTAGTCGGTTGAAATTGATGCCTGAAGGGGGACAACAAAATCAATGTCGTAGTACCCGGCAACTGGGCAAGTAAACACGCCAGTGGTTGTGTTGTACAACGAGGTTGAAAAAATCTGCAAGTTGACAGATTCTTGTGTTGCAAACGGCAGCGCGGTTTCTACGTTTCCACCTGCGGTTGACGGGGTTCCCGTAATTTGCCCGATGTACTCGGCAAAGGGCCGACCAGGAACAATGGCAGTTAGATTTGTTAGGTCACTGAGCTGCAAGTCGTAGTTGTTACGCGCCCAAAAATTTGACGAGGTTTGACCTGTGACCCGAGTGAAGTTTAGCGTCGCGTTGTTGTCCGAAAAAGACGCGCCAAACACGCGGATGTTTTGTACGTTTGCGTTATTGGCAAAGTTAAAGCAAATCGGCGTTCCAACTGTCGGGCCAGCATCAAGCCTGAAAAATTCATTGCTAAACAGGACGTTTTGAACAGCATTGCTGGCGCTAAACGCTGCTATGCGAACTGCTCCAGCAGTCGGACATATGGCGCCGTAGCCGTATCGATCATTAAAAATGTACCGATTGCCACTTAGTCGAATGCCGCCTGCGTACTCAAAGTCAATGTGCGCGGTAAAATTTGTGTCAAACTCGCAATTTTCTACAGTGATTTGGCTGGTGACGGTTACGTTGCCGCTAAACACAATACCGGCGCCGTTTACGTTTGGTGTCGCGATTTCAGAAGACCAACCGCAACCAGCAAATCCGCATTCAGTAATTCGAATGCCGCCAGATGCAAGGCGAATTCCCGCCTGGCCGCATAGGACAAACAAAGAATGGCTAAATGACCATCCAGAAGCCGCTTGTATTACTGAGTTATAAAAACCTGTTTCTGTTAGCCTTTCAAAATTGCAAGTGTCTATTTTGCAATTTGCGGTGCTTGACCAGTCAGGATTTGAGTTGTAAGTAAGATCGCCTTCGCTGACAATGCCGTAGCGCAGGTTTTTTATTGTTAAGTTTTGGAATATGGAGTTCCACACTCCAACCAGCCTAAACCCGTCAGTTGTGCCGGTTTTGTTTGCACCGTCAATCGTAAAGTTAGACATCTCCAGACCCCAAATAAAATAGGTGCCTGTTTGAGTCCCGCTTCCATCTGACGCCGGTATGCCACGAATGTCAAAAACGCGCCCAGAACCTCGAAAATCAATGATCGTGTCGTTAAGCCCCGCGCCACGAATTCTTGCGCCGTCGTGGCGCTGGGTGCCGGTTTCGTAAATTAAAATAGGAGATGTTATGCGATATGTGCCTTTGGGAATAATGCAATCCCCGCCAAGCACTTGCGCTTGATTGAAAAACGCTTGCAACGCCGCAGTGTCGTCAGCAATCCCATTTCCTACTACACCAAAATCTGCCGCACTTATGGACTGACGCAATTTTGTTTCAACGGTTTGAGATATTTCAGCCGTGCCAGTTCCAGACCCAACACCTGTAGCAATGAAATGCAAACCTACTGTGTTAGCTGATGCACCAATTAGTGTAAAATTGGTGTCACCAACAGTCAGAATTCGATACATTTTGCCGACAATGAAACTACCCGCTGTAGCGGTGTAGCCTTGTTCGTACATAATAGAGTCGGCATCGTTTGCGGCAGGCGCTTGCGCCGCAGACGGAATGTTGTCGTAAGTGGCTATCAAAACTTCAGATGAAGTTTTTACAATAAATTTGTACCCTACCCCAATAGCCAGCCAAATTTCACCGCCGCTGGGCACACGCCCTGCCGAATCCAACACAATAGGGTTGGTGTGAAATGCATTTCCATTGACCGTGGTGTAAGTTTGGAGCGGCGTAGTCGTTCCGGCGGCATAAGTGTAAATTTTGCCGCCCGTCAGTGGATTGCCGTTGTTGTCAAAAAACTGAGCGCCAGCG